GTCCTTACGTTGTCACAAAGCAAAAACCGCAGTTGAAGTAAGACGTATTGGTAAAGTTCGCTTCGGTGAGCTGCGCGCAGGCTGCGGCTCCTGTATTCTGCAGAACCACCGTTGTCACGGTGGCCACGCCGACAAAGGTCGTAAGGCTGGCCATGCCGCTATAATTGGAGAACACCACGCTGGGAGCCACGCCCTGCACTGTGAATGGCAACCCGCTAATAATCGCGACCCCAGTCGAACTGCCTTTCGCGCTCAGTGCGATGTTAAGTGCGGCAAAAACCAAATTGCCGATCTTCGTGTAAACGCCAGTTCGGGAACTATAAGTGAGGCCGGTAGCACCCCCGCCAAAAGTGAGGGCAGGCGTCCATGTGCCTTCCTCATAATCGTCGAGCGTGTTGACGTTGGTGGAATCGTTCTGTGTCGCTGGGAAGGAGAGCTGGCCATCGCCTACAGCGTGGCCGTCGTCTATCAAGTCAAAGGGTCTAGTCAACGCAATACCATCCCTGCAAGTAGAGCAACGCGGTGTTCGTGATGTTCGTATCCGTGAGTTGCACTTCAGTTGTCGCGGACGATTGAAAGACGGAGAGACGAGTAGTTCCTGCTTCCATGACAGCGAAGGGATTGCCCGTTATGCCCGAGAGGTTTTGGAAGCGATAAACGTACATCCCATAGTTCAGCGCCGAGGATACGGTGAAAGGCAAACCGTTTACGAACGCTATTCCAGTCCCCGATCCATTGTTGGAAAGTTGCAATTGGAACGCCAGAAATACCGTGCTGCCGATCTTGCGATATGTCCCGATGTTCTGCACGTAGGTAACGCCGGTCGATGAGCCACCGAACGTGATCGTTGGCGTCCACGTGCCTTCCTCGTAGTCATCGAGGGTGTTCGCGTCGGTTGACGGGTTCTGTGTTGCGGGGAATGACAACTGCCCCTGCGTCAATCCAACTGCACTGGCCGTTGCGGTGCCCGCCGCGTTTGCCCCTAGCGTCAAATAATTAGTCAGCGTCCCCGCCTTCATGGTGGCGAGGATCAGGGTCGCATCTTCACTCGCAGCCGTGGCATCATCGATACGCGAACCAATGCTGGCGTAGGTCTTCTTTGCTGGGGTGCTGTTCTGTCCGTTGAAAGTCACGCTGCCGATGAAGTCGGCGGCAGTCGGGGACGCGCTGTTTCGATAGAGGTCAATGACCGGCCCTGCCGCAGCACCCGCATCCGTGTTCGTCGCCAGCAACGCGGTGAAGCCCGAGGAAGGATCGGTCGTCGTGATCGTGTTGGAGTTCGCGTTCGCGGTGACTGGAATGTAGGTGATCGACCAACTCGCCGCCGTGGTGCCAGAAAGCAAAATGCAGGTCACGATGGCGACGGTGCCACCATTCATGGCGACAACGGCGTTTGCGCCAGAACTAGTGACGGTGACAATGCCCGTCGAGTTGTTGACGATGCGGAACGATTGGCCAAGCGCCAGAGTCGAGGTCACGGGCAGCACAACGGTTTGCGTGGTCGTGCCGGTAAAGAATTGCTGATAGGAGGATGACGCTGTAAGCGTTGTGGTCCCAGCTGCGGTTACGGTCGTTGTATAGCTGAATAGCGTTCCAGACCCACCGGATGCATTGACATAGACGACGCCAGCGCTTCCGCCTATGACAAGCAGGACAGAGCCCGCCGCTACCTGATACGATCCCGCCACATTGCCGTTGACGACAAGCGATGCGCTTGCTGTGATAAGGAATGTTCCGTCAGAAACAAGTTCGCGTACGCGTCCGTTACTTAGTGAAATTGATGTAACGGTTGTGGTGCCCGTCAGATGCGCATTCGCTCCGGTCGCGGCATCAAGGTCCAGAGTTGCCGCCGTGGGGATCGCATCACCTCGGCTGTTGAGGCTATCCCACGAGGTAATGAGTGAGGTTCCCCCCGTCCCGCCGAGATTCGTTGGCCACGCCCCATTGAGAACACCAGCAATGTCCTCCAATGGCGAATTATGCTGCGTTGCGAGAATGGTTGTGCCCGGCACGGCAAGATATACGGCAGGCAATGTGTACGTGTATGTTGGAGGTCCGCCACGGGGCATCTTGTCTCTCCGTTAATGGTGGGGATCGGCGGGCTAGAAAACCGCCTTGTTCAGCGCCATCTGGATTTGCGCGTCATTCATGCCAGCGGTGTTCTTGCCCTGCTGCTGTAGGAACCGGGTTGCGCCAGTCGGGCCTTGCGCCTGCTGCTGCTGTTGCGGACGCGGCATGGGACGGCGAACAACTGGGCGCGTGGCACCAAGCCCAACCTTCTTGGCTGCAGCTGTGTTCTGCATGTTGAGCGGGACGCTGCTATCGACCGGCAATTGCTGGAGGGCAGACGCAAGCGTTGTGGCGGCATAGCCGCGTGGATCAGTGCGCGGGAGCGGGACGCTGGTTCCCATGCTGTTCTGAATGGCCACAAGCGACGGGGCCGCGCCACCCTCCGGGTGGTAGCCGACAGAGCCATTCTGCGAGGTCAGGCTGCCGGGGTAATACTGAACGCCGGAAGCGACCTGCGGCTTGGGTGCGCCACCCGTTGCCCATGTTCCGGGCTGGAAACCGGGGCTGACAGGGAAGCGCGGATCGTTCTGCGCATCGTACAGGGTGCCACTGCCCACGACAGAGCCGGTTGTCATGCCGCGCTGAGGCGAGCCCTGCGACTGCGGCAGCTGCGTCGGATAGAGTTTCCCGCCCTGCGCCGTTGGCGGCGTCATGTTCCCGGAGTAATAATCGCTGGGCCGATAGCCCGTCGAGAACTGAGGGTAATTGGCCATTGAAAGCTCCATTGATGGCGGGTAAGGCGCCGGGCTATGCCGAACATTGAGACAGAAGCGCGCCGCAAGGAGCGCGAGCAGAACACGGTTTCTCGCGGTCCACGTTGGTTGTGGGACTGGCGACTATGGGTAGCGGCGGCGGCGTGGGGGATCGGCGTTTACGTCCTCACCCACCTGAACGGGAACCATTTCGGTTACTGAGCGAGCGCCGCGCCGCCTCGGATCATCAGTTGCAGCGGAACGTTTGCGCCTGCCAGCATGTTCGGGCGGGCAACAGCTTGCGGAATGTTCGGGTCTGAGAACGCCTTAAGGGCACGCGCTATCGACTTATTTGCCGACTCCTGCGCAACCTTGCGCCCTGCAAAGCCTGCGGCGGTCGTCAACGCGCCGGCAGCAGGCAAAGCAGCCATGCCCATGAATGGCGAGAGAACACCCGTTAGGGCCGACGTTCCGATGCCAGCACCCACAATGTTGTGAGCCGAACTTCCGCCAAGAGACAGCCCGAGCTTGCCGAACAACTCCGCGATGTTCTGTGTCGTCGTGCCCTTGGCAATCTCGCGAATAGCCGACTGTTCTACCGGGGAAAACCGCTTGAAGTCGGGAGGATTCATCAGCCCGAGGAAGGCCAATTTCAGCCCATTCTCGCGACCTGATTTGTAGGTCTCCGCCTTGGCTATCGCGTCCTCGATAGCGGACAACTTCAACGCCTGGCGCCATGTGCGGATGCCTTCATACATCGCATTCGCGGCGGATGACGGATCAGCTCCCCCTAGAATGTCGGACGGACCAAGCGAATTGATGAAGTTGTCGAGCTTATCGATGACGATGCTGCCCACGGCACTGTCGCGACCGTTCGGGCTTTGCGCCACCTTCTGCGCCAATTGGCGGGCAAGATGCAGGTCTTTCAGATCTACAACCGTGCCGGGCGTGTTGGCGGCGTCCGCCAGTTCCATGACGTGCTGAAGCAGACCAACTGCCTGCGGGTCGTTGGCAGCATTCGGGCGAATCTTCGCCACGCCGTTCTGAATGTCGCCAACGAGGCGCATCATGGCGTTGTCAGACACAGCGGGCGGATTGCCATTGAAGGCGGCATCAAACAGTTGCGAGCCCGCCGATAATTCTCGCGACGTGGTTGCAGCCGTTGCAGCGTCAATGGCGCGGCGCTGGGCGCTATTGGTGAGCGCGTCTGCCAGTTTCCCACCAATCCCGGAGACAGCATTGCCGATCATCGCACCAGCGGCGCCCGCCGCGCCGCTGCCTAGCATGTCACCCAGCACCTGATCGCCGCGCTTACGGTCGGCAAGCGACTGGAGGCCGGCATAGGCCGAACTCGACAGGCTGGAATTGACGATCTGCTTGCCCAGTGAACCCGTGAGCCCGAACGCTTCAGGGGCGGCGAGTGGCGCCATCATCATCGGCGCAATCTCGCCAGCCGCGCGGGCAATAGGCGCCTGCCGCGCAATAGCGGCGCGGCGGCTTTGAAGCGCCCTCACCGTCTCGCCGTAGTCCTTTCCGCCCAACATGCCGAGGCCGCCCATGAGCGCGTCTGTGGCCTGCTGAAGGCCCGGCACAGCCGAGACGAGGCCATTCACTGTTGCCATTGACGATGAGTAGAGGTCAGGCGGCGGCGCAGCTCGTTCGATGTTGGTGGATGACTGCACTCCGGCGAAGCGGTCGGCAAAGGATCGGCTCGGCTGCTGCGGCGCGGCATGGCCAAGCGACTGAGCGATTTCCTCGACCGTGGCGTTCTGCTGTTCGGGAGGCAGGCTGAGGAAGCTATCAGCAACCTTCACCCGCTGGCCGTTGATTGTGAGTGTCGCCATTTACGGTTCAACGCTCCACTGGACGCCCGAGGACGTGACGTTGCCGTTGCCGCCGCCCCCGGCAGTAATGCCGGCGCCGCCCGCTGCGTAATCGCCCTGAGCTGCCGCCTGGAGTTTTTGGTAGCCTTCATTCACTGCCTGCTGGAAATCCCGCACGGCAGCGATGAACTCGTCCTGGTTGTTGTTGTAGGCTGCTGAGGTCATGCGCGAGAATGCCGCTTCTGCCTTGGCACCTTCAAAGTCGGTAATGGGACCGCCGCCCTTGAGCATCTGGCGGGCCTGCATGAACGCCTGACCAGCGCCCTGTTCCAATTCGGTGCGGAAGCGGGCCATATCCGAACCGGGGAACGCCTGCGGCAATTTCTGGTGCGGGATGCCCATCGTTGACCCGAACTGGTCTGCCATGCCCGCCGTATCGCCAAGGAGCGCATTGGTGGCCTTGTTGGCGACATCTAGCGCCTGCTGAGCACCCGGAAGCGCTGCGCGTGCTGCCGCTGCTGATTTGGCGTCCACGGTCGCGCCAGTGCGCTCGCTCGCTGCCACACCTGGGTTGAAGTCGTAATCGCTCGGATTGGCCTGCGGATTGGCGATGTTGACCATGCTGCCATCCGTCATGGACTGCCACGGTTCGACGGCGCCTGTGACCTTATTGCGGCCATAGATCGGCTGTCCAACCCCCGCGCGCACGTTGGCATTGCCGCCCGGCAGCGCCTTGGTGAGGATGAAGCGGGTACGGTCGTCACCCTGCAAACCATACTGATCGGCCAACTGCGCACGTCCTTCGACGCTATCGAGCGGGTCAACCGTCGATTGCATGAAGTCGGGGTGCTGCTTGCCGAACATGTAGTCGCTCTGCGCCGCTGTCATCTGCGGATAGCGCTGGTCGATTTGCTTGCCGAGGAGTGCGTTGACGATGCCCGACTGGGAATCCGACAGCCACGGGTTGGACGCAACGGAGGACAGGCTATCAAACGTGCCGCCGTTCTTCAGCGCATCGGCAAGAGCGCTAGAGGCCAAATCCTGCCCCTGCTGTTCCTGCTGCGCCGCCGATGCCTGCCCATAAGCCGAACCAAAGCCGCCAAGCGTGTTGGCGAGCGCTCCCAATGGCCCCGCGTTTTGAATGCGGCTACCCTCCAGCAACTGCAATGCAAGGGCCTTGCGAGCCGCCACAGAGGCCGGGGACGGCTTGGTGTAGGCCAAACTGCCGGACTGTAGAATGTCACTGATGCCGGCCATTTACGCCACCCTCCGGTAATCGCCGTGGTACTTCTCTTCCGCAATAGCGCGGGCAGCGGATGCATCTTCAAGCTTGTCAAAGCGCCCGAGATGTATCGACCGCCTATCTGCCTTAATTACCGCCATCCACTTGCCTCTTGCGGAGTCCCAATGCACGCCTTTGACTCCGCTGCGGTTGTCTCGACGGATGCGTGTGTTGTAAAGATTTTGGCTCTTGGACGCGGGCCTCAAATTGAGAAACGCGTTGTTCAGCGGGTTTCCGTCAACGTGGTCGAGAAGCGGCCCCGGCCATTCACCATTGACGTAAAACCACGCTAGCCGGTGGGCCAGATAAAGCGTTCCATCAATTCGAATTGACCACCTTTTTCTGATGCTGCCCTTCCCATCAATGCAGTTATATGCGCCGCCCGCCACCGAACCAACTTTCCCCCTTGGCGCCAACTGTTTTAGCCATCGGAACAGCCCCGTCTCAGAGTCGTATTCTAGCACTTCCCTTAGTCGCGCATGAGTAATCATCGGACGTTCCCATATTGTACCGCGAGGAAGCCGCCTTTCGGTGTGGGGATGCGTGCGACCGCCTCGGGCTGTTTCTTCTGCACGTCCTGAGCAATGAACCCGCGCTGCATCATGGGGCTGCCCTTATAGCGCCAATCCTTGATCGGCACGCCGCCCGGCGTCTTCATCCCGGTATCGCGAATGTCGGTCTTGAGCCGTTCGTCGGAGAAGAAGAACGGCAACATGCTCGCAGCCGTGCTGCCCACGGCGCCGAGACCATTCCAGAACTGGTTCGACTGGTTCTGGTTGGCCTGATAGGCGTTCCACGCATTGCCGCCCACGTCGGTGCCATTGATGCCCGTCTGCGGCGTCTGGGAGAACGATGGCTGATTGATCTGGCTGCCACCGAGCAGGGACAGAAGCTCGTTGATGTTCTGGTTTCGCCCGGTCAGTTGGTTGGTGTACTGCTGCTGCTGCGCATTGTTGCCGAAATTGGCCGATCCCAGCGCCAGTTCCTGCGCCTGCCCCTGTGCCGTATTGGCCGCGAGAAGGGCGTTTGTGCGGTTTGCGCTCAACCCCTCGTTGAAGTCCTTCATGGCGTTCGTATAGGCTTGAGACCCCTGCTGAATGCCCTGATTGGCCAACTGCTGCTGAAGGCTGCCCAGGTCGCGATCAGACTGCTGATTCAGCCGACCAAGCAAAGCGTCCTGCGTCTGCTGCCGCACGGCGTCGAAATTGCCCACGGAGGTCTGCAACTGCGGGCTGTTAATCGGCTGCGACAGTGAATTGCCGAGCCGACCGGCCAGCGACTGCGCCGTGTTGCCGATCTGCTGCTGCGTACCAACCCCGGTGCTAAACAGGCCCTGCAATTGCGGGCTGAGTGTCGTGGTGGCCTGGAAACGAGGTGTGCCATCCGGCCACGTGCCGATCTGCGAATAGCTCAGGTTGCCAAACGGCGTCACCTGATTGGCCGAATTCAATCCCGTCTGCGCTGTCGCGGTCTGGATATTGGACTGCGTTTGCGCGTTGGAGACTTTAGTAGGGTCGGGAACAGAGGGGCCGCTAGACATCAGTTCATCCTCTTGAGCCACTTCGCCGCCGTTTCGACGGGGAAGGAATAGACAACGGCGTCGTCGCCATCGGTCGGTCCGAAATAGCGCTTCTGGACGCACTCGAACTTAAATCCAGCTTTGGTCAGAAGCCGCGCCACATCCTTGTTTTCCCGCTTCGTCTTGCATGTCACACGTGAAGCATTCAGCGTGACAAAAGCATAGAAGCTGATGGCGTTGAGAACATCGCGGGTCAGCGTTCCCGGCCCGTAGTAAGTCAACTCGACATTTCCACCTGGATAGTAGTCCGAAAACAACGCAGCCCCGAGCAGCGTTCCGTCGCCACGATCTGCAAACCCGATCGCGCTATGCGTGCTGGCGAAATTTAGGCCGACAAACTTCGCCTGCGCCCAATCGCAAATGGCGCGGTCATGCCCAGTAATGACCATCATGCTAGATCGCGCCGCCGACGTTGTAGATCACGTTGAAGCTATTCACCTGAAGGTCACGAGAAACCCGCAAATCCTCGCTCCACTCCACCGAAACAGTCAGACGAATCGAGGCGTAGCGCCCTACCCCGTTGACGGTCTGCCAGAGCGTCGAGACCTGATTACCGGGCCAAGTGGATTGATCCCATACGGCATTCGTCGGATCATTCCACAGCGGAACCGGCGTTGACGGCGTGAACTCGATTGGATCGAGCGCCGCGTTTTCCTCGAAGTCGATATTGAGCCCCAGCTGCGGAACGACGGGGAACGAGCTGTCAATCGTGATAATGGGAAGGATCATTTCCCACTGCTTGATGTGCCCTGGGTCGCCGTAGGGGTTAAATGCCCCGCGCATAGATGCGAACAGGGTCGCATTTTCATCGCAGGCACTCTCATCGGCCAGATTTACGATGCCGTCATTGTCTCCGAAATATGCGCGGTTCTCGTATATCTCCCAGCAATTTGCATACTGACCGTTGAAGCGACACCAAGCGCCCGTAACGGTGTTCTGGACGAACTGTTCCTGCGAATTGTTTTCGGCCACCGGCACGTTGAGAATGGCCATCGTATTGCGCGGGTAGCTGATCAACTGCCACCCGAAGAATTCGCCCTGGACACGCGCCGCCTGCGTCATGGCCGTGCGGATGGTAGAGGTCAGGGCCTTTGCCTGAATGACCGCGCGGTCATAGTTGAGGTTCATCGACAACAGCACAACGCCGTCAATCGTTACAAGCGCGGTGTCCGAGCCGAACTTGCAGGAGCAGCGGCGCCCGATGGGGGAACCAATCTGTGATGTGCCGAGATAGTAGATGCTTCCCGCATTCGTCGGATCGAGGATCAGGTAAACCGCAATGTCGCCATAGGTCGAGATAAACCCGATATACTCTTGGGGGCCGTTGGTGTTGGACGTTGACCATGTGACGATGGCATTCAGCTCGCCGCCGCGCGGGAATTGCGCGCCGACATCGAATTCTACCGCCGCCCCTGTGATGGCGTTCAGCCCAAGGTAACACGCTTTTGTCGTGTTCTTGATCACACCCCATATTCTGTTTCGATAGGTGCAGACGTTGACAATATCTGCCCCGGTCACGCCAGTAATGGCCGTCACCGTCCAATTTGTTCCATCAAAGTAGAACGGGGCATCGGCGCCATTGCAGCACCACAGGACATTCAGCGCGCCATTGGCAAACATCGTCTTTTGAATGCGGGAATTGCCCAGGCCCGTGATCGTCGTGGCAGCAGGTGTCCCGCTTGTTACGTCATAGACGTCGCCGCCGCTGATTGCGAAAAGCTTGTTGTTTGCCGGGTCCTCTCCCTGATAACCCATCAGGGTTTCGACGGGCTCCGCACTGGCCGTGTCGCAGTAGTTAACGAAGCCTCGGCGCAGTTCGACATAGCCCGGCTGCGGAAACCAGTTCACCAATTCCACCGCGTTCTCTGGCGGCATAGCAGCCAGCGGATTGGAAGCATCCCAACCGCCAACCGGGGCTATAACTGGCTGCGGGATGTAGTCTTGCGCAGCTGACGCAGGACGCCCGCCAGTGCGGGAAATGGTCCGCTTATTTGCCGTGAACAGCATCAGGGGTTGCCATTGCCCGGCCCAGGCCAAGAGCCATCGGGAACGTTTTCGATGTTGAGCAGATAGTAATTATCGCGGCGACGGTCGAGACGCAGATCAGCAGCCCCAGCATCGCGCGCTGCCAACTGCTCGGTGAAGTTCACTGCTTCGGCCTGCTGGGCGCCGTACTCAAACCCTTTGGTCTGAAGCCAGCGCCACTTCGTATGAAGGACAAGAGCCTGACCATCGATAACCGGATAGTCATCATCGGCAACAAGCCATTGCTGAGACGTGCCATCGGCGGCTCTTGCCCAGAACTTGGAATTGTATTCGAACACCAACGAGGCGGGATAGCTGTTCGGCGCGGTCGGGGCCGGCCACAGCCGCCACGACACCGGATCTGTTCCTACCTGACGCCAACGACGGCGCGGTCCGGTCGGGACAATGCCGGAAGTCAGCCATTGATAGGCTTGCGGACTGAGCGGACCAACCAATTGCCAGTGGTTGGTGCGGTCCCACATGGTTTCATTGGCAAACCATTTGAACGCATCCGGGACAGCATATGTGTCGCGCGCAATGACCAGCGCCGCGCCCACTTCGTCGGAAAGCGCCGGCATGTCCATGACAAGATAGTCGGCGCCAACCTCGACCACGCGGGCCGCCTGCTGAATTCCCGTTTCACTGGAAGATGTGGACCCCGTGATGGCGAACTGATTGGCAACAATCCCCGACGTGTCACCCACGTTGTAGATATGGTCATCACCGGCAACGAGGTCGCCAGTCGTCTGGACGGGCGCACCAATGTTGATGATGGTGTAATCCTGCGACACCCGCCACGGGTACGCTTGATAAACGTCATCGCCTGAACGGTTCATCAGGGCGCCAATTTGGCGCGCCGTCTGATTGGGGTTGTTTTCTATGGTAGAGAGGACCGGCAAGCCCAGTTCTGCCGTGACCTGGTTGCATAGCTCAAGATAGGTGTATTCGGCCATGTCCGGTCCTCATGCATGAGCGAGGCAGGGGCGAGATCGCCCCCGCGCTTAGTACAGGGTCGCCATCGGCCCAACGTCCGCCGTGAACGTCGTCGGCGGCGTGATGCTTGTCCATGTGCCGTAGGTCTCGCCGGTCTTTTTGGAAGCCGGGAAGGCGCCGAACGGGTGCATGTTGATGCGAGCCGTGCTGTTGTCCACTTGGAGGGCAACGTAGTAGGTCGCAGGGCCTACAGCGGCATAGGGAGCGCTGAAGGCGATCTGCTGATAGGCATCGGTGCCCGACATGGCAGTCGAAGCAGTCGTTGCCACGTTGGTACCGGCAGAATCGAACAGGCCGTACTTGACGTTTCCCGAGGCCACGGAGCCATTGAACAGGCGCACGCCGGTAATGGTGGCGTTGGCCGGTACAAAGACGGCACAGATATAGGTTTCCGTGTTCGTGGGGGTCGCGTCCGTGCCAGCGGCAGAAGTCGCTGGAGGAAGCGCGCCAGTATGCCAATTCGACGGGCGAACAGTGAAGCCGCCAGCCGCGCCGACACCGCCCGTGGGGACAATGGCAACAGCAAACGTCTGCGTGTCGGTCCAACTATTGGCAGTGCTCAGAATGTTCGGCTAAGAGGTCGATAAAACAGCCCACTGAGTCGTGCTCTTGCGGGTGAAGTAGGCCGTCTGGTTCTGCGACACGGTGTAGGACGCATCTGCCGCACCGTTGTTGAAGTTGCCACCAGATGGCGGATACACCAGCGCCGCCGTTGCCGACGTGTTGGTGATCGAGTACGTCACTTCGAGAAAGGCATTCGACGGCAGGACAAGCGCGGTAGCGCCGCCCGCCGTGGTGGCTTTCACATTGGTGTTGGACTGGGTAATAGCGGTGCCTGCACCCTGCGTCGTGCCAGCGGCAGCGACCGTGGTGTAAGCGCCAGCCCCCAGATACCCCGCAGCCTGAGCGGTAATGCCAAGCTGCATGAGGTCAGTAGCGAGACCGTTTCCAGTGCTCATGCTGCGATTTCCTTTTCTTCTTTGGGCGGACGGCCCCGACGCGGCTTGTCACTCAGCTGTGCGGTCAATTCATCGATCTTGCGCTGCATGAGAGCCATGTGTTCCTGCATCTGCGGAACCTCATTGGCCTTCTGCTTGCCCAGAAACTGGCGCGCCTTCTCCGCAAGCGGGAAAGCGAACTTGAACTGGTTGGAATCGGTAATTGCCGCCAGCTTCTCGACAGTGTGGATTTTCTGAGCTTTCAGCATATCCACAACTTCAGGCTGGCCGGGGAACATCGCCAGAAGCGGCGTTCCAACAACCGCCTGCTCACGGCCTTCCTTGAAGGCAGCGTATTCGGCAGCCCACTTGCGACGGTGAAGGTCGTTCACGTCGAAAATGTTGTTGTTGTCCTTGTCGGTCCAGACCGTCACACGCTCAATCTGCTCATAGACGGGATAGCCCGCCTCTTCGCTTTTCTTGGGCATGTATTTGCTATCGAGGTGGAATTGGACGACCAAGGCCCCGGCGTTAGCCGGAGCGCTGGTTTTTTCGTCAATCCACATGCCTGCGTCTGCCATATCAGAGCCGTCCTTGTTGGGTTACGGGTGCTTAGTTGGTGGAGCCGATGACCGGCCAATTGAGCACGCCTGGGGCGGTCGTTGCGGAACCCGCAGCGGTCGTCAGGATGATGCCCGAAAGGTTCTTGGTGCCGGTGCCGGTGGCGTCATCGATCTTGCCAGCGGTGGAGGTGGAGGCGAGCGCCGTGTTGGCAGAGGTCGCACCCGCTGTGTAAAGCGTGTCAACCACGCCGTACACCTGAGCCCAACCATACTGATCGACAGTGGCGGTTGCCCCGGCCACGCCGATCTTGTCGCCAAGAGCGCCGACCGAGTTGGACATCATCACGGCAAGGAAGTCCTCATCGAAGGTCAGGACATAGCCCGCCCCGGTCGAACCGCCCGTGCCGTATTTGACGAACACCCACGCGGTGCCATCCGAACCCCAGCACATAGTGCCGAGGGCAAACGGGATGGTGTCGGTGTAGCTGTTGTAGCCAGTCGTCGTTTCCTCATAGACCTGAGAAACGTTCACACCGGCAATATTCGAAGTCGCGAAATCAGTCATTTTGGTTCTCCTATGCCGGGGCTATCAGGTGGGATAGAACACCGCCTGAGCACGGCGATTGCAGACGGTCAGATTGCCCGCCCAAGCGATCAGCCGCACAACAGCATCCTGGTTGATGGAATAGCGTTCCGGGCTGAGCGGGACGAAGTTGCGTTCACGGTGCGGGCGGAACTTCAGGAAGTTGGTGTTGATGAAGTACGCATACCCCGTGGGCACACCGCCGACCGGCACAACGTCATCGCTGTAACCCTGGAAGCCACCGTCGAGGACGACTGGCGTGCTCATGTACATGACGTTCTGGAAACCAGCGTTCGCCATGTCGGGGTCAGTGAAGCGCTGCAACGGCTGCAACGACTCGTTGAAGTAGGTCCAGTTGGTGTTGTCCACCACGACCAGATCGGGCTGCGAATTGTCGCCCATGATCATCTGCGGGTAAATCTGGTCCCAGTAGCGGCGGATATTGGCCGAAGTGGTCGCCGCGCCGCCGTTGGTGACAGCACCATAGGCAATGTTGCGCCAGAAGGTCCAGGTCGTGCCGTCGATGCCGCCCACGCTGTTCTGCGGGTTGGTGGCGACGAGCTGACGCAGGCCGTTGATAGACTTCGGGGTCGTGCCGTCCGAGTAGATGCCGTAGCTGATGAGCGCAGTCAGCGTGTTTTCAGCGTTGCGGATGCGGCCCTCGATGAGGTCGATCATCTGCTCGGCGCCGTTATTCTGCAACTGCTCAAGGCCCGAGATCGAGACGGCAACAGCCGCCTGACGGATCGGGTATTCAGCCGCCGTGAAAATCTGGCTCGGGGCAACGTTCAGCTGTTCATAGCCGGAATACCACTGGACCGTGCTGTTCTGGGCGTATTCGATTTCCTCGAACAGCTTGGTACCGCCAGAGAAGGGCTGCACGTTGCCGCGCTTCTGCATGCGGTTGAGAAGCGCGTTGCGGCGGGTGATGTTGTCCGCCGCTTTCTTGGAACGCGACTCGATAGTCGTGGCAACAATGTCGCCAATGTCGGGATTAGGATAGGCCATTTAGGGCTCCTGATGGGTATCTCAGACGTTCCACCCGTGCGACTTGGCTGCCGCTACTACCGCTTCGCGAACCGATGAGAACTCAGGCTTGGGGACAGGGGCATTCCCGGTCGGGCCGGAGCCCTTGGGGGATGCGGCCTGCTTGGCCTTTTGCACCTGCTGCTGATCCTTGGCCTTCTGTTGAGTGGGCTGAATCTGCTTGGCGATGAGTTCCGAGCGCACATCCGGCGAAAGCCAGACTGCATGCTCATAAGCCTGCTCAAGTGTCAGGCTTGGGTCGCGCTCCATCATCTGGCCCATCTGCACGCGAACCTTGTCGAAGTGCTCATGGCCGGGAGCGGCGCGGAACGCTTCAATCTGGTTGTTGATGTGGGTCGTCTGAAGTTCGGAGACGGTAGCAGCTAACGGGTCCAAGCGCGGGTCATAGACGACCGGCTGAGACTGTGATGGTTGCTGCTGGTTGGTGAGAAGCGCACGAAGATCAACGCCGCTGATCTGGGCAAGCTGGAGGATAGCTTGCGGGGCATCCTGCTCAAGCGCGGATTGCCATTCCAGAAGGCGCGTGAGTGCCCCCTGATGGTCAAGCCCATAGCGCCCAGCAAAGTCCCCAAGAGGAGCCAGCGTCTGTTCGTAGGCACGTTTCTCGTCGGACCACTGACGCCCGCCATTGTCCATGTCCTGCTCTCGCTTCCACACCTCCGCTTGAATGGAGGGGTCGAGAGTGGCCCATTTGGCTTTCGCATCAGCCGACCAGCCTTTGGGGGCGGCAGCAGCCGGCGACGGCTCCTGCGGCTTATCCTGCGGCGTGTCCGCGTCGGTAACTGTTTCAACCGGCGCTGCTTCCTGCTGTGCAGGCGGCTGTTCGTCGGTCTTGATGAATTGGCCGCGCTCATTCCGGGGACGATCCTGCTGTGAGGTATCATCACCCTCGGCTGCGGCCGGTTCTGGTGCTTTCAGCTTTTCGATAGCCGCCATGACATCGGCGCGCACATCGTCGCGAGGCGTAATCTCGGGCAGGTCAACTGCCGCTTGGGGCGAAGTCGTGCCGATCTGTTCAGCGGTTACATCACTCACGAGGGTATCTCCTCGGGCTTGCGATTGTCGATCAGCGCTTTGAGCGAATGGGCTGCCGTCCGAACTCGCATCGAAAATTCGCGGTCGTCGTCGTTCTGGACGACAATTGCAACGCTCCCAGGCAGAAGCCTTCCATCATATTTCAAGCAGTGTTCTGGGCGGTTCGACTTGACGATGCGAACCCACGTCTCTGGGATCGGGTCATCCGGGCTATCGATAATGGTAATATCGTCAAGGCCAACCGCCTTGAATGACGAGCGAATTTCGGCGTCGTAGTCATCTGGGATGAGCACGTTCGGTAGTCTCCTGATGTTTGGGGTCGCCTAGAGGGTTGACCAACCCTCAGTGCCGTTGCCCTCAACGGGGGCGGGCTTGTAGCCCTGAGAAACCTTCTGGACCGCCTCGATGACATCGGCCTTGATCGATGCATCGGCTTCGTTCGGTCCAATCGCCTTGCTCAGATCGGCATCACCAATCTCAAGCAAACCACGCGATTTCGTCACCGCGTCGTAGTCAGAACGCGAGTCGTATTCCTTGCCGTCTGCCGGATGCCAGAGCGGGTCCATGTGGTCGCGTCGGATGAAGGGCAGCGGCAGTTTGGGCGGCTCGGGGCGGGCATAGAGGGCTTCGTAGCACTCGTGCGGCCATTGCCCGTCCCGATGCCAGCCTCGACAGTGCCGACAGAAGCGCTCACGCATTGGTCTGGACTGCCAGATTGAGGGCTTCCGCCTGGACTTCAGCCTGTGTGCGCTCGAATGTTTTGCGCCGCACCGGCTTGTCAGGGAATAGGTCTGTGAAGTTGGCCACCCGTCCGTTCAGTTCCTCGACGGCGTGCCGCATGCAGCGGCGCGTTTCGTCCTTGGCCTTGGCTTCTGCAAACTCGTCCCATGTGGGATAGTCCTTGCTGCCGCCAACGCTGAGGAAGCCATCACGATAGGCGTTCCAAAAAGCCTTGCACATGGCCTCAATATGGGCGTTGCGCTTCATCCACTTGCTCCATTCTGAGACGGACGTTGTGCGTTCTGTTGCCGAAGTTTCGCCATTTCGCGGGCCGACGACACCTTGATCCCGGCTGTCACTTCATCGGCTACAGCTTTGAGGTTCAGGCTACGCTCCTGGAGCGCCAGCTTCTGCGTTTCAATCGCCATGCGCTGCTGCTCAAGCTCGATCTCGTTGGCGGCCTTGATCTTCTCAATTTCGACCTGCTGCCGATCGCTCTCCAGCTTCATGGCATTGCGCTGCTGTTCCAACTGGAAATCAGCCTGCTTGGCCTGCATCTCCATCTGGTTGCGCTGCTGATCGGCCTGCAACTGCGCCTGAATCTTTTGCTGCTCGGCTTGCGCCTTGATCTGTTCCGGGTTCGGCGGGGGATTGCCGGCCTGCTTCTCAAGCCGCTGGCGCATCTTGTCGAACGCTTCCTCGACGCTGGCCTCAGCACTCCTGCCCACGCGATAAGTGCGGAACACGTACATGAACAACTGTTCCAGAGGATCGAACATTTCCGGCGCCTGCATCAACACAGGAGCGGCGTTCTGCAAGCCCTGAAGGAAGGCGGTATAGAGTTCGGTCGCGGCAGCCTTGGCCTGGTCTGCGTCGGGCTGAATGGTCGAATCGGTCTCAATCTCAACCCGGAACCCGCGCAACTTGTCGTCTCTCAGGATGCGCAAGGCTTCCTGAAACTGCGCCATCAACTCCTGCTGCTTTTGCTGGCCGACCTGCTGCACCTGCATCTGGTACTGCTGTTGCGCCTGCATCTGTAGGATCTGCATGGCCTGCGGCGGCATGCCGGGCTGCGGCTGAGGTGGCGCCGGCAACGGCACCTCCTGCTGCGCCTTGCGCACATCGTCGCGGAACTGAATGCCGATCCCGCTCATTTCGAGCAAGGTTTCGTCCGAGAAAATTTCGGCAATCATCTCAGCCATGATGCGCAGAATGTCTCGGCAGAAGATCGCTACCAGCTCCTGGCGCGCCTGCAACCGATTGCTGGCGAACTGGCCCTTGATACGCTGCGCAGTCGCGGTCTCGTTCGGGTCGCCCATGCCGCGCACGAGGTCGCTGAGGCCGGTGATTTGGTAGAGGTCATTCAAGACGTTCTGGCGAGCCACGTAAAGCTCGCTCAGCACCGACATGATCTCTTGCATCGGCACGAGGCTGATCACGCCAGCCGAGCCGCCCTTCTCCTGGAAGGTGGCCCAGTTATCGACCGGAATGAGCTTGTTATCGACGCCCTCGCTAAGCAGGCGCTCCACACCCTTCTGCGAGGCATCATAGACGCCATTTGCCCGAACCGCTGTCACCAGCATGGAAATGCGGTTCGTCAGGTCGTCAAGCTCTTGAGCCTGGTCCTGGTACTCGTAATAGTCGGGGACCGGGACAACCGTGTCACTGGTCTGGGTGGCGAAGATCGGTTCCGGGCACGGCCAGAAGTCCTCCAGCTTCAGCGGATCATCCTTGACGTTGAGGATGAGGCCCGGCGTTCCGGTCGGGATCTCATAGACCTTGCGGTCTGCCTTGTTCCACAGCTCCCAGACTTCGGCCTTTTTGAAGTACGAAACCGTCTTGTCGTCCTGCACGTCATTGTTCGACATGAAGGGCGGCGTGAAATCCAGCACGACCTTTGCAGCCTTTTCGGCGCCGTACTCTTCTTCGATCTCGGATTTGGTCAGCCACTTACGGCGCGCCACCCACGGTACTTCCGGCCATGTGCGGGCATTGCCCCAGAGGAAGTCGCGATAGAACACGTAATCGACGCACAGCGTTTCATAGGCGAGCTTTTCGTACGTTTCGCCGTCGCCTGCTTCGTCAATCTTGTTGTTATAGTCGGGGTCGGACGGGCTCGGCGTTACCGCTGCGTTCTCCGTCTGCTCCTCGACCGCCTCAAAGCTCGGCTCGTAGCGTATCCATGTCTGGCCAAGGCCGGCAAGCAGGTAGTCCTCGACGCTCTTGTCCACGTGGTTGTAGAACTTGCTGCTCTCGACCTGAAACGACAGGCAGCGTTCCAGAATCTGGCTGGCAAGGCGCGCCGCAGGATCACGGTCCTGGAATCGGCGTTCCACAACGGGCTTTGGCGCACGCGAGAAAATCAGCGGCTTCAGCGTCTGGACGTTTGACCAGAGCACATTGAACTTGCGGATCTTCAGGCTGGCACGGGTACGCTCGTCGCGGTAGCGCTTGACGATCTGGTCGCACCGCTGAAGCCACGAGACATAGGCCGCGTCTTTTGACGCATAGTCTATCTCGCTCTTGAAGCGGTTCCAGAGGTTCGCATCCTCCCGGCTGGTATCACCAGCGACGGGCGGTTCTGCGACGGTTTTGCCAGCCATTACTGACCTTCGCCGTCCGTGATGTAGAGCGTCGCCGTTTCAGTTGACGCGCAAATCGCCGCAACATACGTGCCGCTCGTTCCGTCGTTGGGAACGGTCATCACGAAAGGGACGCCTGGAAGAATAGGCGTGTCAGTGACAGCGGCCTTGACGGCCGAACTCCCAACATTGACAAAACACACCTTGTCGGCGGATTTGGTCAAAAGCCTGATTTGGCTGGACGTGGGGTGCGCGCGAGCGACACGTCCAGCTGTGTCCGTCACGCTGAGCGACGCTGTGCCTGCGGGGCTAAAAGGCGCGAGTGCGGGCATAAGCGTTTCCTTTCATCGGATTCGGCTGGGAGTGGCGTTCGGCGCCGTGTCCCACGCATCGTCCATTGTCATTGTGGATTGGAAACCGGGGCCTGTTCGCACAGCGAGCGTACGGCCCGGCAGTTCCTTGGCAGACGGCGCCGGCAGTTCCTGCATCACCTGGCAGCCATAGGCGAACCCGTCACCCCAGTGGCTTGCCCAGTCATGCAATGGCTCGCGAGAGAAGACCTGCGTTTCCTCGTTGAACTCGAATTGCCATGCCTCAAGCCCGTCCAGGCCCTCTTGGCAGGCTTCCTCGTTGATCTCGCAGCGGTCGATGATCGTGCGCGCCGCGTTGACCTGCGCTTCCTTTTTGGACTGCGCCACGACGCCAACATGATCGGCGCCGAATGCCTTGACGAACACTTCAACGCTCGAATGCTTGGACTGAAACGTCTTGGCCCGCGCATCGTGCGGCAGCCAGACCTTGCTGAGCATCTTCGGCGGGATGCCGAGCGTGCCCATCTCGTCCTTGAGCTTGTCGATCCAGTCCTCAGCGTCGTAGCCACTCCCACCGATGCAACGAAACACCGTGAAGCCCGTCAACTTGCGCTGCCAGAACCACCATGTAGCCGTGTCGCGGAAACCCAGATCCGAACTGATCTCAATCGGGGCGCCGGTCGGATCGAACTCTGCATCAAGCCCAACACGCTTTTCGCGCCGCGCCTTGTTGATCCACCGTGCAAGGATGGCGCCCTGCGACACACCGTAGCCACCACCCCAGATATGTTCTGCCTTCTCAGGATCATTGGCGTAGTCTGCCAGCATATCGGCGTGAAGCTCGGTCTCCCCGAACCACGGGTTGTCTTTCCAGTTCACCAGCACGCTGATCGCGTTCGATGGCGGGTTGCGCCGGAAGAACTGGTCAACCGGGTCGGTCTTGAAGCGCGGGTTCCATGAGAACCACAGTTCCGAACCACGGGCACGCAGGGTTGGTCGCAGCAGATCGAGGCTATACTGGCTGAGCGTCTGGGCTTCCTCTACCCACGCTATGTCATAGCCCTCCAGCGACTTGATGTTCTGCGCATTGTACGACTGCATGCCCACGAAGATGATCAGCGAGCCATTCTTGCCCCTGATCTCGGTTTCCAGAACCTCGAAGAAGCCTTGCAGGCCGAAGCGGTTGATCTTGTCGCTCAGCAGCTGCTTGACGGAATCCTTGATGGACTTCTGCACTTCGCGGATGCACGCAACGCGGGTGCGGCGCTCATAGCAGCGAAGGATAATCTCCTCTGAGAAGAAGTGGCTCTTGGCCCCTCCGCGGCCTCCGTAAGCTCCCTTGTAGCGCATGGGCTGCAATAAAGGCTTGAACGCCCGAGGGACTTCACTCTCGAGGATCGATGATGCGCCTTTGGATGACATGGTGGATGGGGTTATCCTGGTCACCGCTATGTTGGATGGCTGTCAGCTTGGGGTGCACGAACGGGGCCGCCTTATGGGCAGCGTCCAAGCGCATGTCGCTCGGGTTAGCCTCGTCGCGCATGATGCTGAGCATGTAGTCGAGAGGGGTTAGGCCTGATGCCTCAATCTCAGCCGCCTTGGCTGCGGACGCCTTATTTGGAGTGCCCTTTGACCTGCCACCCGTCTTTTTGCCTAGCGCCATCTACTCGCCATCTATTTTAGATCAGCAGCCCGGCTTGGGCTTGTTCGGCTTGGAGGGCTTCTTGGCCATGATGGCTATCTCCGTTTGATGGTCGCGCCAGGCTGCCGCGCCGTGAACCCAATCGGATTTGGCTTTTCGCGGACAAGGACGCGAAACACATTGCCCGCTTCGTTGCGGTAGATGACACGTGACGTTTTGGTTTCTTCCCATACGGTCGCGCTGGGCAGACGACGCTGATTGCCGAAGTCGTCCTCGTACTCGCTCAAACGTGCCTCTCTGGCGTGTGCACCCCTCTGGACGCTGGCCGTGCTTTCTGAGGATAGTCGTCAGGACGAGTGCAAGCGGCCTGCACTCCCATCCTCATTCCAGAGGGGCGAATTGCTCGGGTCTCTCCCCAACTGTCACCGTTCGGCTTTGGCCGGCTTGCGCCCCACAGCGGGCCGTGTTCGGTTCTAACCGCTCATCGGAGTGCCACAAGGGCACAATCCCTGAATCAAAAACGGCCCAGTTTCCCGAGCCGCTGGCGCACGAAGTGCGACGTACCATTACGACGTTTTGGCCACGGCGCAGGTGATTTGTCAATGCCTCAACCCGTAATACCTCACAAGACAATTCAGCGCCACGCGCAAGGCGTCCCGCATGTGAGGGAAATCCTGATTGCGAATGACGATGTAATCCATTGCTGCGAGCAGGTTGTGGTGCCGGTTCGATGGCTCGCCGTTTTCCGCCACTAGGACGCGCTGGGTGCTGTCAAACGCCCGGATGGCACTTGCACACTGTTTCGCGAGTTCGCCCTCGTCAGGGGCATCTGCGCCGCCGCGCGAGGCATTGGTAAGGCTGTCCGGGGCGCTGAGAGCTTTGCGGTAGGCGTCTCGCTGCTCCCGGTACTTGTTGGCGGCGTCGAGGCATCCGGGGCTGATACCGCCGAGCTGCTGTCCCATCATCGCGAGGCGCCCGACGACAGAACCGGACCTCGGATCCTTTGCGTCGTCCTTGGACAGCCCGAACAGCCGCGCCCTCGCCTCGATCCCAACGGCGTCCTCCTGGTAAGCTCCCTGCGCATGGGAAATGCGCCCTGACTTGGTGCGCGCGACACCGGGTTTGCGCTTACGTCCTGCCATGCTTGCCGCCTGTGTCATGGGGTTATGCTGCCTTGGGGTTGAGGGGGTGGGAGGCTAGTGGACCGCTTGCGGGCTTGCCCTCGCTTTGATGTTGGCAACGGCCTTGGCGACGACAGGCGCAGGCCATGATTTCTTGGTCATGTAGGGCGGTATGGTTTCCCCGCTTAGGGTCTCGCATTCTCGGAAAAGCTCTTCTTGGGAGCGGAAGACCTGAACAGGTTCCTCAGTCGGGTCATCGCGCACATGCGCGCCTTCTTTTCTATATGGTTCTGGAAGATGCTGTGGCCCGGCTACTGGCTTTGCTGTAGCATTTGCTACGTTCGGCTTGTTGTTTTTCAATGCGTTAGCGGCGCCACCCTTT